AAAATCAGTAACAGGTTTATCTTTAGGTGGTATGACCACAGGTTTAACTTTAGGTTTTCTAGGTTTTCTAGCAGTACCAGCTATCACATCATCATCTTGATCGTAATACAATGTGAAACATCTGCACTGGATAACATTACTAGCGCCACCATTAGGGTCGCCAGTGTAATCCATAAACCTTTCTGATACGCCACCACCAGCAGTAGGCGTTAGCACCATAAACTTGTCATTGATACCAACTTTAGTTCCATTCATGCTCCTGTGCCAATTTCTAGTCCTCTCATCTACAGCACTAGCCCATTCTTTGATAGGTTTTTTCAGGTTCATTCTCTTAGCTATGTTGTTGTTAGCATAGTTCATTGCTTGGTGGGTTTCAGTTCTAGCAATAACTCTTGCTCTTTTCCTAGAAAAGGCAGATGACTTTTCTAATCTTTTTGCAGTATCTTCTGTACCTAAACCATCATTTAAGGAGCTTACAATACTTGCCTCTACTAGTTTCTTGGTCGTTTGAGTGACTTGGGTTACATTCTCACCAATAGTTGCGCCATATAGCTCCAATGCCTCTTCATCTGTAGCCTTGATCTGCCTCATTCTCTCAGTCATCTCTTTAGAGTTGTCAAATACTTGCTTAACATTTCTAGTGAAGACCTTGTGTAGTTTAGTTGCTAGTTCTAGGTAAAATGAATCAGTTATAATCTCATTCTCAGCATATCTTTTACTGGCTAGAATTCTTTGTTGTTTGAATAGCTTATCTAGGGTTCTAGTAAGATTGCCACTTAACTTAGCGTATAGCCTAAGTGATTCTCTGTAATACTTACGTTTATCTATCTTTACTTTAGCCATTGCAATGTTTCATTTAAGAGTTCAGTCTGAGTACCAAATTGCTCAGTAAACCATATAGGATTTAAATGATAGGACTCTTTTGATGTTCTGTGATGATGTGGACATAGTGGAATCACATTAAAATGACTTGATCGTTTTCCCATAGCTCCACTTGGAATGTGATGAATTTCTGCTGGTGTATCATGATATCCTAGTTTAGCACAAGCGATACAACCTAGCTCGGCTACTTTTTTTAGGTGTTCTCTTTCAGGTTTCTTCATCACTCATCTCTATATGCCAAAAGTCCTCTACGCAGGACTTGAGTATAACAGAAATTCCACCTACACCTGATTCTTTTGTAACTGCATTAGCTATCTTATACGACTTTTTATCTTCCTTTATTAACCAACCAATAGTCCTACAAACCTCATAGGTACAACTATCAACATCATCTTCCCATTCTGCTGATGCTGTATGATCTTCCCAATCTACCATTACTAAAGGATATTTTTCTAACATTACTCATCATACCTTATATTTCTTACCTCTGAAATACGCAGTTCTAAATAAATTATTAACTTGTACTAACTCAGGGTGTATGGTCTTTTCTACTGGGTCTACCATAATGACAGCAAATCCATTGTTCCAGTCATTGGCTACATTGTCCTCTAAGTAAGGGTGATAATCCTCTGATAGATGTCCTGTTTGAACTGCCATTGAAGTAGTTGTGTAAGTGTTAAAGGTTCTTTGATTTAATTGGTGCGTATGTCCTGTTACTATGTTTAATCCTGATCTCATAGAGTTTTGATAGGCAGTATGTATACCACCTCTCATTCTGTGTTTAATCATGACAGTATCATCTACTAAATGACTCATAGCCCATTCCCAATCAGGGAATATGTTTTGCATCTTGAAACCCTCAAAATCTTCAAATTGTCTACCCCACATAGATACAAACTTAGATAATCTTGTTTCATGGTTGCCAAAAGTTGCTATCTGTTTGACAGGGTATTTTGAGCTGTTTATTATCTTTTGTATTTTGTTTAACTGTTTCTGAGAGTCTAATATCTCTTGTTGTACAGTTCTTTCTTTAGGAGTTATCTCTAAGGTGTATTTTGCAAAGGTAGATAAAATAGATAAGTCCATAATATCTCCATTAGCCACCACGCATTTTAGTTGTCTAGTCTTGATTAAATCTTTCAATACTTTAAGCATTATCTGATATGACGCTGTTTCATGACCCTCAAAGTGAGCATCTGAGAATACTAACATTGCATAGGGTACATCACTACTAACACTTACGTGATTAGTTAATGGTGGTAAGTTCTGCCTTTGTATTCTAGTAATTGCGTTATATTTGTTATTATGAGGTTTTAACTCAACACCAGTCAATTCTTCTGCTTGTTGTCTGTAGAATGACATGGTTGAACTGTCTGTATCTCTACCTAAATAGGTGAATACATCTTTTTGACACTTCATGTTTGGTAAGTTCCATGCTCTGACTATATCATGAGCAAATTGTATAGATATACTTGATCTGTCCTTACTAGGCATAATTTTATCTCCTAATCTTTAGAGGATAAAGGGTGTCCACTTGGTAATAAGTCTAAATCAAACTTACCACCTGAAAATTTACCTGTTCTAACAGCAGACAAGAAAGCATTAACCCTAGCAAAAGCCCATCTATCCTCTCCACCTTGTTGTCTAACAGATGGTCTGACAGATTGAGGGTTAGTTCTATAAGCACCTATGCCTCGTTTAAATACACGAGCCAACATACCTACAGTCACTCTCTTTCCTTTTTTATCTCCATGTTTTTTATTGTGTTCTTCTACTTTATCTTCTAATGCTTTTAAAGTAGAGCCTGTTACTCCAGCAACCTTTTCTTCTAGTTCAAGGTCTATATTCTTATTTCTTTCTCTTTCAATCTGATTCCTTTTCTTGGTAGACCAGCTAAATCCTGCATCTCCACCCCACAACGCCCATGCGATTCTACCTGCTGATGGATAACCTTTCTCTCCTTGATTAAACCCTTGTCCTTGTTTATCGACTTCATGTCTTGAAAAGAAACTATACATTCTTAAAACAGTATCTACTGATAAGGATTCCTTATTGACCAGTTGATTAGCTCGTGCAACACCTACTGATGTTCCACCTCTATTAAATTCTTTACGCCAATTTAAGCCTCTCTGAGCCTCTGATGCCATGCTATCAGTTGGTTTTGTATCAATATCACTTAATGCTTTCCCATCTGCTAGTAATGACTCATATTCTCTGTGAGTCTTGCAAGGCATATAAACTGTTTGACCATCTTGGTCGTGGGAATGTATACCCTCACAACCTATCTCTTCTGCTCTTTCTTCTGCCTCTTCTTCTGTGGTAAAAGTGTCAACATCTACTCTTGCTTTAGTTCCATAGGCTAGATCATAGAGTTTCTCGTTATCATCATCTTCCATTGGAGTATCATCATCTTTCTCACCGATTGGGAATAGATTAGATGGTATATATAACTCATCAGCGCCATCAATAGGTTCTAGTCCTAGTTTTGCTCTAGCCTCGTTTCTAGTGATAATACCTGCTGTTACTGCCTGACTTACATCTAAATACACTTGTTTGGTCTTTTCTGCCATAGCAGGAATACTGTCTATATCATACTTAATATAAATATCCTCGTTGTATAGAGGTGTTAAGAACTCATTTAGATCAGACTCTACTCTTGTGAGCAAAGGTATAATAGTTTCTTCATACATACCTAGTTTAGCTGTTTCCATGTTGCTGTATGTATTAGCTTCAGGTATTCCAAGCATCTGAGCTGGAACGCCAAACGCCAATGCTATCTCTCTTGCAGATAGGTTTAGCAGTTCTAAGAAGTCCATATCTTTAGGATTTAGTCCTAGTTGCTTGTATTCAAAGTTACCCTCTAACAACATAGGTCTGCCTGAGTTATGAGAGCCTTGAAATCTAAATTCTAAGTCCTCTAATAGTCTTGCTCGTTGGTCATCTGTTAGTGATGCACTAGCTCCAGTTTCATCTGTTGGCTCAAACTTCAACATACCACTAGGCGTACAACCATTTTTAAGTAACGCTACATTGTGCAGTCCAGCTAAGTTGTGCTGATCTACATTGTAAGCACTAGCCATTAAAGGAGATAATCCATAGTAATCATCTAATGGCGACCATAGTTTAATTTGTTTTACTTGTGATTGACCTGTTGTTTGGTCTACTGGATATGAGTTAGTAACCATTCCATTGATAATATAATCGTATTGAGCAGGTATAATGCTGTTACTAGCCTTAATCTCCATACGATCAGGTCTTAATAGATATAATTCTTTTGGTGGTGTAAAGTTTTCAGAATCTCTAAGTAAATAAGAGTTTCCTGAGATTAATAGATATGAATACAAAGATGCAAAGTATTCTACTCCACTTTGTAGAGGGTTGGGTCTATCTAATAAAGATAATAGCTCATGAGATTCTAACTTCTCATCACCTTGATATACACATAACTTAACAGCACTTGCTGAATCTGATATTAGTTTTACGCATCTGTGTACTATAGCATTGTCTTGATATCCCTCTTTAGCATAAGACTTGTATGTCTTGTTAGTCTTACCTGCATAGGCATCTAACTTGTTAATCATTATTTTTGGAGCATTTTTTTTGCTCATATTTTGTTTTTGTTTTTTAAAAATATCAAATAATCCCATGTAGTCCTCAACTAATTCTAAATACTGCTTTACCACTATTCTGTAAAGATGATAACGCCCAAACTAAAGCATCAATTCTATCATCATGTTGTGATTTTACACTAATACCTGTGAATTGGCACATTTGTTCTTCTAATTCTTTAAATACATTCATATGATGTACTCGACCTTGTTCATAGAGTGCTGATATAGGTTCTGCTCTAACCATCTTACCTCTACTTGCTCTAACGCTTGTGTAGGGTATTGTTTCATCTTGTGTACGCAAAAGTCTTTCAATTAGATCACCACCATTATTAACCTCTGCTACAATTCTGTCACATTCATATCTTTTATACAAATCTATAGCTGTTTTGACCCATATATCAGGACTAGATATTTGACTTGAGTCATTAAGAATATAGAAATGATTATTCTCATCTCTACCTGCAACTATTATTCCAGTTTCATCTGAGTCTTTGTTGCTGGTCACAGCAGGGTCAATCGCAACTACTATTCTCTGTAGTGTTGGGTGGGAGTTTAGCCTTGCCTGTTCTATATCTTTATAATTAAACAGCGCACCCTCTACATCTTCTAGTATCTCTCCATAGATTTCCTGTCTGCCAATACGAGTACCCTCATATCTTTCTTTGAACATCTGAACAGTTGACTGCGCTAAGTTGTCTACATTCTCAAAGGTAGAGCCTCTAATGACCTCAACATCATCTCTTTTTGCAAGTTCTCTAATGAGTGGTATAGGTCTTGGTGTAGTAGTTATTATACACTTAGGATTATCTCCTATCCTGAGTGCCATGATTAAGTTATCAAACGCCTCTCTGTAATTCCAAGATGCTAACTCATCACACCATGCTCTTGAGATGTTTAGTCCTCTAAGTCGATCATAGGACTCAGCAGGAACGCCAACAATCGTTGAGCCATTGTAAAAGGTTATGGTGCTGTCTGACTTGTTGTAGCCTTTATCTGATAAGAGTTCAGGTGGAATAATCTTTATTAATCCTGATTCACCTGCAAAGACTACTC